ATGTGGTAATATTCTTTCATTCAATCTAAGTATATTCATCCAACATTGAACTGCAATATGGTTGGTGTCTTTTAAATCAGGCAAATCAAATAGGCGTTTTGGTATATTTAAAGATTGAACATGGGGGTGAGACAACCAATTATAAACCAAATACTGTCCTGTAAGTCCATCATATTTAGTACCATCTCTGTATGGATTATCAATGCCCATAACTCTAGGTTCTTCTCGTAAGGCAAGTTCAGACAATTCTTTACACTCTGTAGAAGAAAGAAACTCTTCGTAATAAGTGTGATGATTATCTTTCATAATATTCTTTTACTATATCAAATGATGGTTTGCCAAATAGTGAACCATCTACACTACATTTGTTGCAAGGAGAATGACTTCTATCTCCTTTGATTAATCTCTTTCTAATCTTGTTCATAGGTTTACTAAACCATACTTCATGTAAAGTAGATTGCATAAGATTACCTACAACATGTTCTTTACCCCAATCGTTAGAACAAAACAATACATCTCCGTTCCAGTCTACAAACATTTTATAGAATGGGTAGTGACAAGGTTTGCCTTTAAGTGATTCGATGTCTGACTCTTCTATGCCAACCCAATCCATAACACCACTACGATTGTTTAATATCAACCCATGTTTTTCAAAGTCGCCCCAATGCATACGATACCTATATCTGTCTTCATGTATTCTTGCCTCTGCTAACATCTTATCAAAGTGTTCCATTTGTTCTATGCCATCATAAAGATTAATGTAAAGTAAATCTAACCCAGCCTTAAATAATTTAGTTAGATAAGTTGTAGTAAGTTTATCACCGTTTGTATTACACTCTAAAGTTGCCTGAGGAAGATGGAAGTGAAACTCTTTAACTATTTCTATGAACTTAGGGTTGAGTAAGTTCTCACCAAATCCACTAAATGATATTTTGCCTCGATATTGATTCTCTGATAATTCTTCTGCAATAGTTCTTGCACCTTTGACTGTAAGATGTAAGTTTCTATTGTCATAAACATTTGGGTCACTTCTAGGACAAAATACACATTTACGATTACATAGTTCTGTTGTATTAATCTCTACAGTAAGAATAGAATCTAGTGGACTATCTCCACTATTATTCTTCCAATGTTTTGCTTCTTGTTCTCTTCTATGTTCTAGAAAATCAAATTGGTCAACTGCCTGTATTGGTATGTTTCTCATGTAAATGGGTATAGACCTATGTAAGTGCAAACCAGGTGTCTAGGAATGTCATCAGTTTGTTCTATACTCTCAACAGAAACTTCCCCAGGCATGAAAAAAGATTTCTTCAATAAAATAAACTGACCATCTATGTGTTCATCGAAATCACTATTCTTAGGATTCTGTCCTATCTTATACCAATATAGATTACTAGTTTGGCATGACTCGTATGGAAGTTCTTCGAAAAATATTTTAAACTGTTGATGAGGAGCTCTAGATATACCTGTTCTGTATATACTGACTATCTCTTGTGGTTGGTTGTCTAAGTATCTTGTTCCGAGTATCGTAGCGTGTTCTGGAGACAAGTTCATACGATAATAAGGTGAGAAGTCTACTTGACTGTAGACTTCGCTTAGGCTTGAGTTATCGAGTTCTGATACGGATGTATTAGAAGTAACCGCCGTCTTTGATATTGGCTTTATCATCGTCATCTAATTCATCACTATCTGAAGCAGACATGAACTCACCAGAATCTTGTAGACTCTTAATAAATTCTTCTGTTTGCGTATTAAAACTTTCAATCATTTTACTCTTGGTCATTGTTGTAGGAACATCGAACCCTAAGTCTAATGCTTGTTGATTGATTTTAGATTTAGTCATTGTCTTCAATTCTGACTCAGAAGGAATAGTAATTTCTTCATATTCTTCTTCTGGTTCTTCTGGAAGTTCTTCGACTATTTTAATTGTTTCTCTTGATAAAACGAATTCAGGATTCTCTTCTGCAAGTTCTTCTGCCTGTTCGTCATTAACTTGACCAGCAGATACTACAGGTGCTGAAGGTGTAGGTGCATCGTCTAGTTCTAATTCCATTTGGTCTGCCACTGCAACTTCATTAACTCTTTCTACTTCATCCATGAATGATTCTGTTGTAGTTCCACTTGGTGTGAATTCACCTTTCTCATTTTGAGCATCCCATTCTGCAAAAGATTGTTTTGCTTCTGCAACTCTTTCTGCTGTTGGATTCTGAATAGGTTCTAATTCATCTTGCATTTGTTCTGATACACTTGTGTCAGGATTCAATGCTCTTGCCATTTGAAATGCACGAGATGGTTCTTTTGGTTCAACAGGTGCTTCTGCAATATTATCTTTTTCTATAGAAACTAAATTATCAACTTCTAATTGTTCATCAACTGTAAGTTCTCTTGCAACTTGACCATCTTGTAGACCAATAACACCATCGGCATTTAAGTCCATTGATATGCCATGTGAGGCAAGAACAGCTTCCATTTGTGCAAGTTTGTCTTGCGTTGATTTTCTTAATTGTCTTTCATCAGAAAGTTTAGTTTCGAATGCTTGCATCTTTGCTTCTTCAGCGGCAACTCTTTCTGCCATATCTACTTCTGCTAAATCTTCTAATCTTTTCTGAGCGTTTTGAACTTGTGTGCTGTAATCGATTTGAGCTTTGTTTACTTCATCTCTTAATACAACTATTGCATCTAAGTCAGCAGGTTTAATTAAACCTGATTTGAGTTGTGACTCAATTAATATTTGAATGACTTGTAATGTGTTTGGTGTCAGCTGTGCTTTGTAATTCTGAATCCGTTCTCTGATTCTATCAGATTCAGATGGTTCTGGTTGCATCGCTGATTGTTCTGCGAATGTTGGTTCTGCCATAATTTATAACTCCATGGAGTCCGACTCGACTAGAAGTATGTATATCGGAAGTCTCATACTTCCCTATTTTATATCTATAGTCTCTGCGGACAGTAATATTTATCTAAAATTGAACATCAGGAAAGGCTTTTTCTGCCACTTCCTTAGTGATGTTTTTAAATGGCCAAACTTTATCTTTGACCAAATCTATTAACTCTGCCTCTTTAGCAGGAATACTTTCTAACAATTCAATCCACATTGTCTCTCTACGAGTCTGTGGAACTTCGTTAGTCACAAAGTATTTAAACTTTCTAAATTCAAACCTTAGTGCTGACTCTGATAAGTCACTTGCAGGTGCATCATTTGGCTTGTATGGTGTTTTACCATCAGGCAACTTTGATACAATTCTATCACTAAATGCCCACTGTAGAACAGCCTTGACTGCACCATTAGTGTCATTAAATGTTTTAAGACCATTAATTGCAAAGTCTTCACCTGATGATTCTGCAACTAGTTCTGCCTGACATAGTATTTCGTATACATCAGCGTTCTTTGGAAGTTTTTCCCTTTCGGTAATTAACTCCATCTTTGGTTTATTTGGGGCGCCCTTAGGTCTGCCTCTTCCTCTTTTCTCGTTCATAATGAAAAATCTCCTATCGAATCCATTAATTGATTTAATCTATTTGTTCGAAGATAGTCAAAGACTTTGCCTCTGACTGGTTTAACTTCGTTATATTCACTAAGAATTGCATTTTCTATTTTCTCAGGTATCATATCGAAATCAATTAATGTTTGATTTCTTAAATAGTTCCTATAGTATTTATCGTCATTTTCAATACTAATCCTGAGATACTTTTCTAGAATAGGTTTTCTTAGTGGCGTCTGTCTAATGCCTGCATCTAAACAATCATCGTTAGATAATATATTAGGTATGCCATCTGACTTATCTCCTTTGAGTATATGTTCTTTTAAAAACATATGTGCATCAGGACAATCAATCTGTTTGTTCAGATTAGGAGACCATTGTCTTACGCCATTATATTGATGCAACTGTTGAAAGTCTTTATCACCAGATACAATCATTATTTCTTCTTGTTGATAATGTTCTTTAACAAGTATTGCAATGATGTCATCTGCCTCACAATTCTCAACATACATGTATTTGTATGGAAAGTTTTCTTTGATTTCCATTTTAACTTCATGTAGTGTATCAAAAATTAATTGCCAATCTCTATCATCTGCCTCTCTAGACTTCTTACGATTTGCCTTATACAAGGGAAAGAAATCTCTACGCCATGGATGTGATGCATCGGTGCATAGAACTATCTGACCATATTGTGGGCCATATCGTTTCTGATAATTACGCAATGAGTTTAAAATCATATGTCTAAGCATATTTTCATTTATCTCGTTGTCGTTAGATTTGAGTTGTGCCATTAGACCTGCAATGACTGTTTGTGTAAAATCAATTAATATCATGGTACCAGTATACTCTAATGATGTGGTTATTGTCTAGTGGTTTTTATTCAGTGTCAACATTTAAAATATTGACATTACCAGCGACACTGATACGAACATGATTTTGTTTGTAATGTGCATACACTGTATGTCTTAACCAATTAGGAAATATAATAATATCTCCTCTTGTTGGTACATGTCTAAATTGTGTCCAGTTCATCCATGATGGTTCACCGTATTGTAATTCAATTAAACCTGCGAGTGCTTGATTCTGTAGTGCATGACCTTCATCTTGTCCAACATTCTTATCATATTCATTATCTTGCAACTCTTCCATACTATATTTTTCTAAATCATTACGAGTGTATATTACAAATGAGAAATCACCTGAGTGTGAATGTGGTGGATTATATTCTCTCGCCTCTTGTATGTTTGACCAAAGAGCTTGTAATTGCATAGTTAATTGTGTGTGACCAGGCATTTGCATCTCTGGAGATTCTTGAACCATTTGATAAAATCTCATGCAATGTTTTACAATACATTCTTCTGTATCTAATGTTATACTGTTCGTTAGTGTAGTTTGTTTTTTAATTCTTCCTGCGAGTTGACCAGATGCATCGTATTCGACTTTGCCACCTAGTTGTTCTATGAGGACATCTAGT